GGATCGTCTTCAACTTTTGCTTTTGTTGTTTCTTGAGATTGAATATTATCTGTAGTTGTTGTTATATGATTTTTTTGTGATTGACCTGGACTAGCAGTTGTGTATTCTAACACTTGAAATTTTATAGTAGCAGAATATGCTGGATTGCCACTAACGTCTATAGGATATTCTAATCTACTTGCAGTAAGAGCGCTTCTTGATAATGGGCTTTGTAATTTTCCAGATAAAGATTGACCAGTTATATCATCATCTAACCCCATAGAATTAGAATTACCAACACTTTTAATTTCATTGCCTACCCCTGGATTTCCAAAATTCTTCTCTCCTAAAGGACCAGCTTTTTGATTTATAATGCTAAGTTCTGACATATTTAATCCTTATAGATATATTAAAGTATTATTCTTTATTTATAACGGATTTCATGGGATATTCAGGAAGATACCAAGTCAAAAATAAATCAAAATACAAAGGAGATCCATCTTCGGTTGTGTATAGATCATTATGGGAAAGAGCTGCATTTGGCTGGTGCGATAGTAACGATAAAGTAAAAGGATGGAGTTCAGAAGAAGTTATCATTCCATACTACTATGACGTTGATAAAAAGTATCACAAATACTATGTTGATTTAAAAATAGTGTTTGAAGAAAAAACGATCTTAGTTGAAATAAAACCAGAAAAAGAAACTGTTCCACCGGTAGGTGCAAAAAAAACTAAAAGATATATTACTGAAGGTCTTACTTATGTAAAAAATATGAATAAGTGGGAAGCTGCAAATGAGTATGCTCAGGATCGTGGATGGGAGTTTCACGTGTGGACTGAAAAAACTTTACAAGAAATGAAATTATTGCATAAGCCAGTTCCTGGAAAACTTAAGAAGTATACTCCAATGAAACCATTTAGAAAAAAGCGTAAGAAAAAGATATAAATAGAATCATGAGTAACTTATTTCAAAAACTAGAACTTGAAGCTTTTCGAAAAGGTATTACACCACGTACAGATGAATCACGTGATTGGTTTCGTAAACGTGTACAAAGTTTAACGAGAGTTAACCGGGAATCTTTAATGAGAGAAGAAGGTGTTAATAAAGTAAATTCACCTTTATTAGGAAGTATGATGATGTTTTTTTATGATCCTAAACTTAAAGATAAACTTCCGTATTACGATACATTTCCTTTAGTAATACCAGTTGAAAAAGCACCAGGTGGTTTTAGAGGTTTAAACTTGCATTATATACCACCGGTTTTACGAGCAAAGTTTTTAGATAGTTTACTTGATTTAGTTAATAACAAAAGTTATAACGAATCAACACGTTTTAATTTAACATATAGATTGCTTAAAGGCGCTGCTAAATTTAAATACTTTCAACCTTGTTTTAAACATTATTTAATGGATCACGTTAAATCTCAGTTTGCACAAGTGCCAGCGCCAGAGTGGGAGATTGTAACTTTTATGCCAACAGCAAGTTGGAAAAAAGCTTCTGCTGGTAGAGTATATTCAGATTCAAGGAAGATAGCAAATGGCTAATACAGTAGACGAATTAAAAGCTTTAGCTAATACTAAATTAGGATTTGCAAGACCAAATAGATTTTTAGTTACAATGCCAACAAGTTTTGGTGGTAGTGGAGGATTATTGAATGGAATTATTGGTCTTCTTACAGGTGGTGGCGGAGGAGCATCAGGGAGAGAATTAAACATATTATGTTCTAATGCACAATTGCCTGCTAAAGTTACTTTAACAAGTGAGAGAAGAATTGGTATGGAATTTCAAAAGGTTGCTTATGGATACGCTGTTGATGATGTAAGTATGACTTTTTATCTTATGAATGATTACGGTGTTAAAGAGTATTTTGATGCTTGGAGAAATACTGCAATTCCGGAAGAAGGTAGTAGTGCTTTTACAAGTAATTACAAGAGTCAGTATGCTAGGACAATTACTATACACCAGCTAAGACAACCACTAGCAGGAATAAGTAAGCAAGTAGGACCTATAAGATTTAACGCAGGAATTGGTGGTGGAACTGTTTATTCAGTTGACCTTCTTGAGGCCTTTCCTATAGCGACAAGTGCAATAGAACTAAATAACGAATTAGATGGTTTAGTTCAATTAACTGTAACATTTGCTTACACTAATTGGAAAAGATCGTCAAATACTCAAGGATTTATTAATATGGACATTGATACACCTCTTGGTGGAATTGATGTATTATAAGGAGTGAAATGAATGGGGTTACCTCAATTACAAAATGATGTACCAAAATATGAAATGACGGTACCATCAACTAAAGAAGTTGTTAAATATCGGCCTTTTTTAGTAAAAGAACAAAAAGTATTACTTGTAGCATTCGAATCAAAAGATTCTAAGCAAATACTAAACTCTATGTTAAGTTGTTTAGAAACTTGTGTACAAGGAATCAATGTAAACAATCTTGCAACATTTGATGTTGATTATATGTTTACACAAGTAAGGTCTAAATCAGTAGGTGAAACTACTCAACTATTACATCCTTGTGAAGAATATAATGAAGAAAATGAAGTCAAAATAGATTTACAAACTATTGATATTAAAACTAATGATAATTGGGAAATTGAAAAAAATGTTTCTATTACAGATGATATTGTTGTGGAGTTAAAATATCCAACATATCAAGATATTATTAGTAACAATATATTAGGTAAAACAGATGGTTCTATGGCTGAAGTTTTATTCGAATCGATTATGTCATGTCTTTATAGTGTAAAAACTGAAAATGAAAACATTATGGTTAAAGACGAACCAAAGGAAGAGATAGAAAGGTTTATAAATTCATTAACAAATGAGCAATTAGAAAAAATTACATCTTTTGTGGAAAAAATGCCAACATTAACTCATACTGAAAAATATGAATGTAAAAAGTGTAAGCATGAAAATACTATACAACTGAACGGTCTTAATGATTTTTTTTAATTAACCTCTCTCATGAAACCTTGGAGAATTTCTTCAAGACTAATTTTTTGATGATGCAACATTTTAATTATTCTTTAACAGAGTTAGAACAAATGTTACCGTGGGAGAGAGAGGTTTATTTAATATTACTAAATGAGTTTATAGAAGAAAAAGCTAGAAACGAACAAAGGTAAAATAATATGACGACATTAGCACAAGTAAACGATACGCTTTTAGAAGTTTCAAATAACACTAAAGAAACAAGTAAAGGTATAAGCGCGTTTGTTAAATATATTGAAAAACAAAAAGCAAAAGATTTAGAAGCTGAAAGAGAAGCAAAGGCTAATGAAAAGAAAATTGTTAAAGCTGAAGCAAGAGCTAATAATAGTTCTAGTGGTGGTGGGTTTGGGAGTAATTTTAAAGCTGGACTTGCAGGCTTAGGCGCTGGTGGATTATTAGGATTAGGAACTAGAGTTGGATCAGCAGTATTAAAAAGACTTCCGGGTCTAGGTTTAATCGGCTTTTCAGATCAAATAGCTGATGCTATATTAGGTGATGACTTTCCAAAAGACTTTAAAGATACAGTATCAAGAGGTATTCAAGGTGCTGGGTTCGGAATGCTTTTAGGAAAGAGATTTATTCCTATATTTGCCGCACTAGGTCTACTTGCAACTGAAGAAAACAAAGGTATACTAAAAGATATTGGCACAAACGTAAAAGAAAAATGGGATAAATTTGCCGAAAACCTTAAGCCGATATTAGGATTTTTACCAAGCTTTGATAATATAGTAAAGTTTATTGGAGGTAGCGTAACAAAAGGATTAACAGCAATTAAAGGATTTACTGAGTCAGGATTTGATAATGAAGAGTTTAAAAAGAATTGGGGATCAGCCATTGGCTTACTAGGATCAGTTGCGTTCTTGCTAATGCCTGGTAAATTTTTAAAAGCTCTTAAATTTTTAGCTAAGTTTGCATTGACTAAAAAAGGTTTAATATCTTTGATAGGTGCTGCTGCAGCTGGAAAAATAGGAATGGATCTATTTGGTGAAAACGGAACATTTGGTGGAGATACAGCATTAGCTTCTACAGCATTAGCTGCAGGTACTGGATATTTAGGATTTAAGGCTATTAAAGGTTTGACAAATAGAGGAGCTCCAACCGCAGATGATGACGCTGCGCGATCTAAACAAGCTAAAAGCCAACCTAATATAAAACGTTATGCTAAAGGCACAAAAATTAATGGCAAAAACGTAGGTGGCCAACTTTACAATGCTGATAAAACTCCAAAAGATATGGATATGTCTAAAAAATATCCTCGTATATTTAGTAAATCAGGAGTACTTAAATTTTTAAAAGGATTTGGCCCTCTTGCAGCATTAAGCGCAATATTTGCAATGAGTGAAGTACAAGACGTTTTAGCATCTAGTGCATCTGAAGAAGAAAAGAAAAAACAATTAGGAGGCATATTAGGAACAGAACTTAACTCTATGGCTTTTGCTGGTATAGGCGCAGCGATTGGTGGTTTAGGAATCGGACCTAAAGGCGCTGTATTAGGCGGTGGCATTGGTGCTATATTAGGTATGTTGGCACCTAACGTAGCAGGCGAAATGCTAGCTGATTTTTTTATGGGTGGAAATCCAAAAATGAATGAAAGTCAAAAAAATCTAATGGGGTCTTTAAGCGAAGTTAGGAAAAAAGCAAATGCAAAAGATATGTATGGTGGACAATTTCAAGACATAAGTTCGTCAATAGGATTGACAAGTCCAGATTTAAAATTTGCAAAGAATGATTACAATCAAAGATTAAAAAATAATATGTATAATATGGAAGGTGTTGGCCAGGCTGGTGTTAATAACATATCAACTGGTAACAAATTAAATTCTGATAATATCAATGCAAATGTTGTTAACAACAATCAAACTGCATTGATATCATCTGGTCCTACAATCGATATGAAGGACCAGTTTGGGTTTGGTACTTAATCTTGCTTTGCAAGTTTAGAGAAATAAGATAAAGTATCTTCATCTTCACTGCTCATTTCTTCAGCAGTAACCGGCTCAATAGCTGGCATTGGTTCATTTAACTTAATCTCTTCTTTCATAGTATAGGCACCAGTATTTGATTGCTCACCTAATACTCTCATCAATTTTGATTTAAGATCATCATATGACTTATAGTTTTTAGGATTAGTAAACTCTGATAAGTCATGTAACTTTCCATAGACTTCTTCTAATTGAGCTTCATCTGCATTTAATAGTGATGCTGCTGAAGCAAATTCAGATTTGTCATAGTTTCTATAACCTTCAACATTTCTGATCTTAAGTTTAAAATCAGCGCCTTCCCAAAAATCAAATGGATCTACTGGTGTCTCATCAGCAAATGAAGGATTCATAATGTCAGAAATCTTATCAAAAATCTTCTTACCAAATTTATATAAGAATACCTTACCTTCATTTTGAGGTGCAGATGGATCACTTACAACGTAAATATTAGTTACGTAATGTAATCTTCTTTTTTGAGTTCTTGCTCTATCTTTATCAGATTCTATGCCTGAGTTCCATAGTCTTGAGTTAAGCTCACCAACTGGATCAGGTTGACCAATTGAAGTTAATGAGTTTTCAATATACCATTGACCAGTAGGGCCTTTAAAACCGTGATCCCAATATCTTACAAATGGAAGGTTCTCTTCTGTACCAGGAAGAAATCTGATAACAGCGTAACCATTACCTGCTTTATCAACAGTTGGTTTCCATATTCTATCGTCGATATATGACTTAGTTTCACCACTAGTAGTGGCTTCTGCTGCTTTGATAATTTTATTGAGATTAGAACCGCGATTGCGTTTTAGTGTAGCGAATGACATTGTATTGTCTCCTTATTTGCTGAAATATTAACTGAAATATAATAGTATATATACACAGTGTTTAGTTGAATAGTGATAAGTCAATGGCATTTTTCTTAGGTAAATAATTCAAATCCATTGCCTCTGCTTCAAGCTTATCTTTAATAACTGGTGATATAAATTTTCGAATGTCTTCTAATTCTATATCGTTAGTTTCACAGACTTTAATGATGGCGTCTATATATGGCATCTTAGATTCTGCTACGACATTTTCGATAAGCTTCGTAAATTTAGACTTTGTTAAAAATTGTTCTTCTATTTTCATTTGTCTAAAACCCTTAATAATATTGTGTCTTTGTTAATTCGACCATTAGCTTCTTTACGTTTTGATGATTTTGCATTCTCTTCAAGAAACTTTGTTATTTGTTTATAATTCTTTGTAAGAATAATAGGAAAGAATTCTAATGGCTTTCTAAATTTAATTTTAAAACTTGATTCTCTATCAAAGTTTTTGATAGTAGTACCAGATATTTCAAATCCACGTGGAGCTGCTGTTTCATAATAACACATCTCCCTGTATTTTGTATTGAAAATATATAGTTTTGTTTTTCCGATAATTTGTATAGGATGTATTGATACAATTTTAAAGTCGTTATCTTCTTTTTTGTATTGCATCTTAGCAACCTGTTTGTCAGCCGATGTTGGCTTTTTGATTTTAATTGTACGAGAAGCTTTAGTTGCTGATCTTATTCTTTCAAGATCTTCAATCATTACTGTACATAGTTTAATTCGTTGATTGAGGGTTGACCTTTTAAGGTGGGAGTAACCTTCTACAGCCTGATCACATCTCTTATGGTAAGCATCTTCATAATCAAGTAGCCAACCCTCAATCATAGGCTTAACATGACTGATTGCAGTATTTGTTAAGCCGTGGTACTTGAATCTATCGTATATGTTAAAAGTGGCATCATCACCATTAATCCACTTGTCTTCTAGTTCAAGTAATTCTTGTATAATAGTATTCTTAATCTTACGCACTAATTTATCTTGTGGTGATAAGGTTATGATATTACCATTATCTTTTTTTTCTCTTTGTTTTTCTTCAAGTAAAACTTTACCTTTATCAATAAGAGGTATCATTCTATCAAATAAATGCGATAAAAATTCAGCAGCCTTTTCAGACTCATATGTTTTATTTAAATCGTTATTATACCAAAATGCAGTGGCACCATGATGTGACATTGTAAAACAATATTCTGGATTTGCTAAAATATATTTAGATGGCTTTGGAAAGTTTTTCTTAACCCATGTTTTAACTTGATTTATACAATCTTTTTTATCAACTTCTAAATGAAAATAATTTTTTACTGCATCAAAACCTTTTTCAATTGGTACACCAGCAAGACCAGTTCTTGCTCTTGATCTTATGGTTTTCTTTTTTAATTTCTTTGTTTGTAACTTCTTTAATCCCATATTAAACTCCCATTTATATGTTATTGATTTTAATGTATTGCTTTGTTGCGCTTCGAACTATAGTTGGATATTCACCAAGATAAGTACCAGCATCTAAATCTTTTTTAGTAACTAAATACTTATGCATATGTTCAATGTTATCGTAATTTGCAAGAATATCTTTTGCTAGCTGATCGAATTCACTATCTGGAATCAAGTTTGTATCAAGCTGGTAATAGGCAAATGCGCACATTAAGTATTTAGCAATAGGATTCTTCATTATTGAGAATCCACCACAGAATCAGTATAAAACTTATCCTGATGAGCAATGTTGATTTTAGTAGATAGAGTAACAGCCAATCCACTGTTTCTATCTAGAAGTCTTTGGGCAAGTTCATCTTGCTCCTCTATTGATAACATTTCTAGATCATCTATCATTCTATTTAAATTAGCCATAAATTAAACTCCCTTTTTAATTTTATACTTATATTATACCATGCTTTTACGTAAATGTACACTAAAATAAACATAACATGTTAATTAGTTTCTACGCATTGTTGCATATTCTTTAGGATCAGCGTCCTTAGTTACGGGCACCATGTTTGATTTATGCATTGTAGCAATACCTGTGATGAAAGTACCAGTATATGCATTTGTTTTAGACTTACCAACAATACGACCCATATGGCCTGTAGTTGGTAGAGAACGTGAAAGCTCTTTATAATTAGGAGCTTTGATTCCGGAATCTTTATTTTTGTTTTTTAATTGATCTGGATGTACACCTCGAGACTTTAGCCATTTATCGTGCTCAGCTTGAGCTTTTATCCAGCCTGGTTTACGAAAAGCTTTTTTCTTTTTATTACTATTATTATTGTAATAAGCTGGTAATAGATGCATTGTCATAGTTTACGACTCCAAATAATTTAGTTAAATCAATATATCCATAGTTGATTGCAAATAATATTGCAACAATAATCATTATTACAATTGCATTACGAAAGAACCAGCCAACGATGGAAAAAAATACACCTACAATCAATGCTCCAGCTACTGCGAAGAAGAGGAGTTGAAAAAATAGTGGAAGCATCGATTGTATCTCTGATGGGCTTGGCAATTGCCACTCTCCTATTCGTTAAAATTCTTTGAGGGGCTCTCTAACAATCACTTCTACCTAGGTATGCCCCTCGGCGGTAGAAGCGGGTTGCTTTTATTGTAGGTTATGGTTCCTTGAGTCCAACCAGACTTGTAAACCTCTGAGATTGTCGAGCCTATCGCTCTCCCTTATTCAATCTCTCAACCTTTACTTTCGCTATGTCATTTTAGAACCTCTTTTTTAATTTTATACTTATATTATACCATAGTTTTTTGCAAATGTAAAGGAAAATAAACATAACATGTTAACTAGTTTTATTTTCATACATTTCAAGTTTTTCATTTAGCTCTTTAATTCTTTTATATAAAGCATATTTTTCTTTGGTTTCTTCAGCTAATTGTAATTTTAATAATTCTACTTCACTATAAGTTTTCATCATCAATATCCATTTCAAAAACAAATTCAGTGTTATCGTCATCGTCTAAAGTTAGAGTTACTTCATTTTCTTTTACGAACTTCTCATCAACTTTCTTTTGAAAGCTGATGATATTTGATTTAGGATTTTCCATTACGCCATCTCGGAAGCTGTGTAATGCTGTGGTAACTTATAAGTCTTTAAAGAAGCTAAGTCTGATAAAGTATAAGTACGTATGTTTGTGGTATATGGAAAATGTGATAAAGCATTATTAATTGATTCGTCTTCGGTCTTACCGAAACCTGCAAGATCAATTCCGTTATCGAAAGTCATTTCAGTAATAAATTCGATTTTGTCATTAGTATTTTTCATATTAAATTTCTCCGCTTTTTTGATTTTAATAGATATATTATACCATAAAAAAACGGCTTTGTAAAGGAAAAAATGCACTTTTTTCAAAGTTTGTTGTTAACATGTTAAATGTTTTGAATGAATCTTGCAACCAATAAAATTATTAAAATAATTATCATTTAATAATACGTTATTATCAAATTGCAGCTTTGCTTCATAATATGACATATCACCTTTTGTTTTGCAGAGTTTTAGTATTACTCTTCTAAACTTATCGGTTCCACGTTCTTCCACAAGTACGCATACTTCATTGGACGAGCCATAATATTGTTTCCAGTCTGACTCTGTACGCGTTCGTACTCGTCTCTTACGTTTCTTAGTGATGGGGAGGGTCTTAGGTTTCCAGAAATTCTTCTTTCCAATATACTTTTTGTTGGTGTCCAGTTCAGTAATCTCATATACAAATCCTTGGAAGTCTTCTGGTGTTGTGCTGTAAAGCTCGTTATTATAATACCACATAATATTATTTATTAAGGTTTATCAATCTCTTCTGGTTCAGCTCTTCTTCCACATAACGAACAATATTTTGGTTTTTCTTCTGAAGCAACATAAGATATGTTATCGCATTCTTCACACTCTATTTCGTAATCCTTCAACGATCTCTCTCTTTCTTTTATCAGATGCTTTGAACCACTCAGCTATTTCCTGAGTAGTTCTTCCACATCCAATACATACTTTGTTTTCAACTTTGCAGATTTTCACACACGGCGAAATTATCTTAGAAATCGATTTCACATTCACCGCCTGCACATGCAGCAGCTGCGAGGGTATCAACATCTGTATACTTCTTTTCTGTTATATCTTCTTTCCAATTAATTTGTTTTAAATTAGATTGAATCTTATTCCATTTATGTAATAGGTAAGCATCTTTTAAACAACCTTCTGAAGCTTTCTTATCTCCATCACAATAATTATTTGCAAAGTTTTCAAATCTACGTACCCAATCTTTTCTAGCAGAATTTTCTGAAGATTCGACTGATAAGTCTAAACCAAAACCTTGAGCAGTTGAACATGCATCCCATAGATTTGGATATACTTTAAGAGCATCAACTACCATACCAGATGCAAATATAGAAGCTTCACCATATTTCTTCACCATAGTTTTAGCATCAATGACACCAGTGTTTGGAGCTTGGTTGTAGTCTTTATCACCAGTCATTGCTAAGAAAGAAATACCAGCAAAGGCATTACGATTTTCGTATACATATTTTTCTACGTCATCCCAATCATCTACAATAATAGTATTTGATACGTTATGTCTTATACCTTCATCAGCACAAAGATCTTCATTAGTTCCAGTTTCGACCCAATGCTTTTGAGCTTTCTTAACAAGTTCTAAATGTTTAATACCTAATAGATCGTCTTTATACATTGAACCTTTCTTAGGTAGTATTGGAAATGAAACAACAACATCTGTACCAGTAGAAGACCAAACTGATTCTTCTACCATATACGGATTTTGCTTCATAATAGCTTGTGTTATTTCAGATTCTTTATTCATTTGAACATTACGTATATACATATCAGAATGTTCTGCATGAATACCTGAGGCAGTTTGTAATAACACTGAAGCGTTACCACTTGGTTTTACACACGTTGTTCTTGCTGCAGGATTAATTTTAATAATACTTGCAACTTCTTTATTAACTTCTTTAACAATCTCTGCACCTTTTTCAAGTATCTTTTCATTGAAAAGAATATCAGGATTGTTCATCCATCCAGTGATTGATACACCAAGTAAAGCTTCTCTATCGAAAATCTTTTTTGATGTGTCTGATAAGAATTTAAAGTCTGTGTACCCAGCTTGTAGGGTACCGAGGATAGACGCTGCT